ATCATATACTGATTTAATAAGTTTGCTGAGATTAGGTCTTAATTTTTCAATCAGATTAGAAGTAAAGTAAAAGCTTTCATGCTCTTTATGTGTCTGGAACAATCTGTATATACTTACAAGCTTTGCAGTACTACGTTGATAGGTAGTAAGATACGTGTTAATTTCTACAAACTGAGACAAGTCTTTAAAGTACTTATGATTGCTTTTAGCAGTAATTATTGGCAATAGGTTAGGTACTATAAAAGACATAGCAAAGACCATTTGCAGCTTGTCTTTGTCTTCTTCTGTACCATACACCATTAGCTTTCTCTTCTTCTCTAGAGTATTAAGAGGCCAATCTTCATTTCTAAATACAGCAGAACTTACACTATGCTGGCTTTGTGATGCTACTTTTACAAGAAGTTTACCTGATGATTTACGTAAAGATGTTTTGTTATTAGCGCTACTCTTGCTTGTTTTGTTATCTAATAACCATTCTTTAGTAGGCTGAACTTTATCATAGTCTACAGTATACTTCTCTACATATGCATCTTGCCACTTCTGGAACTTTACAATAGTCTCACGCCATTTACTTTTAGGTACATGCTTTAGTTTAAGTAATGAGTAATAGTTATACTTATTGTTTAGTTCTCCAGGAGCAAACAATCTAACTCTTTTAGTCCTGTAGATAGTATACCAGTTACTTTTACCTGTGCTATCACATAGATACTTTGTTGTAAGTACGTTTAGCTGATTTTTCTTGATAATGATAGTTTTTGTACGAGTATCATCTAGCCTGTTTATACTAGAAAATTCTCTTACAGTCTTTCTACCATTACTGATATACCTGCTATTCTTAAAGCCATACATAAGCTCTTGATAATTATCAGGATATACAGCTACACCTAGATTCTTAAGTAATGGAGGTTTGATTTTAACATTAGCATTAAGAAGAAGATTCTGTATTCTAACAGCATAGCCACCTATAAATACACTAGGATTTCTGATAGCTTCTAGATAATTATCTATTTCATTATCTTCAAACTCTTGAATCTTATTGTTGTACAGCTCAATCAGCTCTAGTTTAAACTCTTCTAGTCTTTTCTCAATGTTCTCAATAGTCTTTTTGTTGTACAGTACAGACTCACGGTTAGGAGTAATAGCTAATTCACCTATGCTAAAGTTTAAGGCTAGTCTATCAGCATTTAAGCTTCTTAAGCTTTTGTCCTTAAGTAAATCCCAGTCAATAGGATAAGATACTGGACCAATCTTAAGACGTAAACCTCTATCTTCTAAAGAAGAACTTGTAAAGCTTGTACCTTGTATAAGCTTAAAGTCAGAGTTTAGATTAGGTCTAGCATCTATATTAAAGAATACATTCTCAAAGAAAGCAAGTTGTTCTTGAGTCTTAGATATGAACTTACCTTTGTCTTGCCAGTCTTTGATGTTTACTTTAATAGTAGTACCATTAGGTAAGTCTGTAAGCTTAGTTACAAGCAAATCAATCTGAGGTAAGTTATCAGACTTGTGCATGAGGTATTCATATTGAATACCATCTACACGAGTACTAATGAATATCTCATTGGTATAACTAAGGCCAGAGAATTTACCCAAGCCCATCATACCTATAGCTTCATTACTATTCCTTTTAGTTGATTTACCGAACTTACGATATATTGTATCAATTCTTTGTGGAGATAAGCCAGGGCCTAAGTCTGTAACATACCAATAAGTTCCACCATCTTTAGTAGTCTGAATACCTACCTCAATCGGCTTACTTTTATTGTTTGCTTCTACATTAGCATCCCATGCATTAGAGCTATACTCACGAATAAGAGATCCGATAGGATCTGAATAAAGATTAGTGGATAGGATTTGTAAAATCCAAGCCATATCTTCTGCATCTATCTCAGCCTTATGAGATTTAATATCACCGAATACTTGAATCTCTTTTAAGGATGAATGTAGAATGTCTTCTTTCATAGCTGATGTGTGTGTTTAGAATATGTATCTTATTTTATTCCAAGGTATAATCTCATTGTGCAGTTGTTTAAATTGGTAGATAAATCCTGCTTTTAGATTGTGCTCATACCTTATATTTTCCCCACCATACTGAGAGATTTTGCCCTCTTGTATACTAGGATTCCATAGCAATTCTTCACCTGGTAAGTTATGTGCTACATTATATGCATGCTTGTGCTTGTTATGAGTTAAGAATATTACCTCAGCTTTTACTATATGCTTTTGAGTAACATGCTCTTCTACTAGCTCAAACAGTTGCCTATACTGTGCAATCCAATCAGGCTGTACTATTACAGGACTAAAGTTTATATGTACATCATATCCTGCTGTAATAAATTCATCAATAGCCTTGATCCTATCTATGATTTTACTAGTGTTAGGCTCTAGTTTATCTGAATAGTCTTGAGGCATTAAACTAAATCTAATCCTGATTTTACGCTCAGGGTTATAAGTCAATAAAATTGGATTAACATACTTTGTAGCAAATGAACCCATAGCAATAGGATGATACTTGAAAAAGTCAAATATCTTTTCCCAAGCATGAAACTTTGCATGCAGCGCAAAGTCCTCATTACATGATATGTCATAAGTTACATACTTCTCATGTGTTTGATTGGGTTTATCTACCACAGCAAACCATGCATGAGAGTCAATTTCTGTAAGAATATTTTCTGGATTTGTAGCAATATCCAAGCCTTCGGGCTTATGCCTCTTCATATAACAATAAGTACAGTTATACAAACAACCATGCCCGAAGCTTGGAGATATAAAGTCAGTACTGCGCCCACTTTCACGTATAATGAATGTCTTGCGCCTGATTTTCTCGACTTGCATCTGTTTTATAAAGCTTTTGTATTACAGATTCAAAGTCTCTTGTAGTCTTTAAACCTTTTTTCTTTATCATACTTGAGATGTTTATTGTAGTTTCATCAAAGTATGATATTAATGCATAATATTCATCTGATGTTAATGTTATTACTTTGTCCATGCGTCTGATATAGTTATATCTGATAATACTGGAATTGTTTTGATAATCTCTGCACCTGCTTCTTGCATAATGCCTTGCTGAATCTTAGACCATTCTTCTGCAAAGTCTTCTTGTACCTCACAGTCAATCTGGTCATGTACAGTCATTACAAGGTAGACTTTATTATGCAGTAAGTTTGTTTTAATGTACTTACGTATAAGATATAATGCACGTTTGGTCATTTGAGCACCTGAGCCTTGAATAGGAGTATTCATGCTTGCACGCTCAATCTCACCTACTGCTTTAAAGTCATCCTTGTCACGTATATCTTGCCATTTAGGAAAGTGTCGTATGATAGAATAAGGTCTAAATGATCTTATAAACCCATGCTTCATACCGTATTTCCTACACTTCTCAAGATATGTGTTCAGCTTACCTGTAGCTCTGAAATAATCTTTGATAATCTTGTCTGCATCACTTACTTCAATACTTAGAGTATCAGCAAGTTTAAACTTAGACATGCCATAAATCAACACTATATCCCTAATTTTCATTAGGGAGTGGACTATACCTTTGTGTATTTTCCTTGAGAATCTCTTTTTGTATGATGTGCTTGATGGCACTTTTTACAAAGAATCTCAAAGTTTGATAGCTCATTATTGGTTCTATCATGGTCTATATGATGCGCTACTAAATGTTTAGTAGAAGCACATCTATTACAGATATTAGGAAGCTCTCTCATGGCTCTCATACAACCACCAACACCTGATTTACCAGTATATTGATGGTTATTTGCACCCCATTGATTACCTCCTGAACCTACACCTGGAGATTTTATTAAACCTTTTTTAATTCTCCATTTGAGAGTTCTTGCTGCATTTCTACATTTAGTAGAACAATACACAGCATTTCTGTATTTACCAACAATAACATTGCTACATTTAATACACACCTTCCGTCTAGTCTCTACACACGCCCCTTCTGAATTTTCAGAAGTGCTTGGCTCGGTATTCCCATCAGCTTTATCTGTTAAGGGTTCACCGACTTTGAAAGGTTTTACTTCGGCCTGATTTGAATTTGTATTTTTCATATACAAATATAGTAATTTTCTAACCGAAGTTTACAGTCTTAGCAGCATCACGATAAGATTTACCTCTAAGAAAGTCTGGTTTATCTTTGACTTGTTGAAGAGGTACATTAAATACCATAGATGCTACTTCAGAATGTAAGTCTTTACCATTGTTAAATGCATCAAGCCACAATGGTTCCTGACTACCTTCTGCACATAGTCTAAGCTCCTGCCCACTAAAGTCACAGCTTACCATCTTAAAGCCTGGTCTTGCAATGAAACAATTTCTGTATTCTGCTTTAGCTGGTATGTTCTGCATATTAGGAGCTCTTTCTTCTTTAGATCCTGATGTAACACGACTGGTATCTGCTATTTGCCAGAATGATGTATGTATCCTTTGTGTATAAGGATTTACATACTTTAGAAAGTCTTCACCATAAGTTGTAACAAGCTTTTGTTGCTTCTTGTAATCTATGAACTGCTTTACCAGAGGGTACTTATTCTGATACTTAGTAAGGAATCTTTCTGATGTACTTTCAAGATCTAATCCTAAGCTTCTAAATACCCTATCTACCTGACTAGGACTAGACCACATTATGTCTATATCCCTCTCATGCTCATAACCTTCTTCTATACCTGCAAACATGTTGACTTGTATCTTGCGTTTCACATACTTATTAAGTAGTGGTTCTTGCCTTACAAGTTCATCAAGTTTATCTGTATAGTCCTTCTCATTGAATTTAGCTTTACTTGCTAGTTCAAGCCATAGTTCTTTGCTGAATCCCATGCCATTGTACTCTATGTCAGCTAGAGCTAAGCATGCATTACATTCATTTTCTACCCAACTTAGAATACCTTTCTGATTGATAAGGTGTAGTTGCTTGTCTTTGATACACGTAAGACAAGTAACATCCCCTACACCATAAGTAATCTGTTGCTCTGTGAATGGTTCTCCTGACATTTTAGAGAACTGTCCACGTACAGCCTTATTGAGTTTAATGTTGCAATACTTCTCAGCTAAATAGCCTAAGCCCAATGTTCTTACCTCATAACCATTGGTAAGACAAGCTTCTGCCAGCATAGTATCATAAGTATGATTTAGCTCTATGCCGTGAAACCTAAGATACTTGTAGTCAAACTTTAAGTTCTGACCTACTACAAGTATAGATTCAAGATAAGGTTTAAGAAAGGATATGTCTGTAGTCCTGACGTCTATCACATAAGATATATCAGCCCAATTGAGCTGAAGCATTAGTATCTTATTAGAATGATTAAACTGACCTTCAGTTTCAGTATCTAGGTTTATTTCTGTGAGCCCTTTTATCCATTCCTCACATTGCTCTGGTGTAGCAAGTTCATAGAGACTTGTCTGGATTAATCCAGCATTCCCTATGAAATAAATCATTCTTCTTTGATTGTTTTTAATCTTCTAAGATAACCAAGCAAAGTACTAAAGTTCTTAGCTCTTAACACTTCGCTTTTTGTTTGCTCTCCATTAAAGTATTTCTCTTTATCTTCCCGTTTAAAGGCATTCCATTCCTTGCTATAAGGATTGAAATGAAAGAGGTAATCATACAGGATGTTCATGCGTCTTTCTTTTTAGTAGTGTCCCAAAAATAGTCACATTTTAGGACAGAGGTATCATCATCTTGCTTTACTTCTCTTATAGGACTTTCTATAAAGTAAGACTGATATTGTTTATCTGGCTTTGCAGTATGCCTGTAGCATTTCTGTTTGTTTGCACAGCCTTGTCCTCTGCACATTGTAATATCTGGCATTAGTCTTTAGCTTTATTCAAGAATTCAAGGATTGATTTGTCTGATGTAGTAAGCTTATCTAATGCATCTTGATGTCTTTGCATTACTTTCTTAAGCTCTTCTACATTGTTAGAAGTCATTGCTGTAGCAAGTTCATTTATACCATTCTTACGTATCTCATTAGCTGTTTCTTGATTAATAGCTAACAATAAATCTGCAGTTTGATTAAGCTTATCGTAGCTTACTACCTTGAAGAATCTTAATAGTGCACTCATTTTGTTTATGGCTTTATGACTTTAATAATACCTCTGTAATTCTAGAAGGGTATATACTAATGATTTGATCTATGCGGTTGTACATAATAATGTTATTCTCTGTTATAGTAAGTCTATTTGCTTCAATAGTAGACTCATATATATCATCATTAGCGAATATACGAATTGCATAGGTCTTTTGTTTACCAGTAGCTGAGTCTTTTACAGCTCTTTCAAAGTCTTTTCTTTGTTCAGATTTAATACCCATTACCTCGTTTTTTGTCTACATCTACCTCTACAGGTGTCTTTACAGGAAAGTAACTACCTAATAGTCCTTTACGATTAGTAAAGTATACACATGTATCAGCTTCTTGTCTTTTTTCTGTGTAACATATTACCCAACCTGGATCAGCTGAATGTGCACTATCTACGAAATACCAATGGAATTTCTCAGGTAATGTCCAATCAAATGTTCTAGACACTACAAGATGTGCTTCACAGAAATATTTAACTCTGTATACAACAAGATCTGCTTTATTCTTTTTATCAGTTACATAGACTCGTTGAGCTATGCATAAGTTTGTACTAAGTAATAAGATAATAGTTAATAATCTCATTATACTAATCCTTTATTGTTTTGTAGGTTTCGTTGTAGTATTGCTCTGCTTGTTTACCTTGGGTTGGTACATCTTGCCCACCATCCCAATATGCGTCAGTTATCT